CCGTTACGCTGGGTGCCGTGCAGGTTGCATTCAATGAGTGGAAGCGTGCAAATGAGTTGATGTACAAGGCAGGCGCGGGGATGCCCGATCTGAGGAAGCGACTGGATGGGGCATATGGCAAGTACCCTATCGGCGGGTGGACTTCCTTCCTCCTCGGCGACGCTTAGACTTGGACTTCTTCCGGTAGGTGCGGCGACCTCCCATGGAGGGGGGCGTGGACTTCCCGAAAGGCCACCACGATGATGTAGCGGGCGCACTTACTGTGGGAGATCCTGCAGGCGGCGCGGAGGACGCGGGGGGTGTTTCAGATACAGGTGGAAACGGCCACATTATTACTCACTCCTCTTTTATTCTTCTTGGGCTCGGCGGGCACCGATGCGGCTCAGGACGTACGTGCGCAGGAGTCCGATGGTGAAGACCACCACGACGAACGACACAATCAGATTGAGCAGGTCGACAACGACCTGTCCAATCTTGAGGTTCGCGGACCCAACCTTGACGGCGAACGCAGACACACCCTTCTCGGCCGAGAGCGCGGGCGCCAGTAGGGGCGTGATGATGCCGTCAGTCAAGGACGCAAAGAACTTGGACACCACACTGCCCAGGTAGAACGCAGCCGTCAGAATGATAATGTCACGGGTATCCAGCATTTGTTCTGTGCGCATATTCTTTTTGGGTATCAGTACAATGCGGATCCGCAGTGCGGCTCTGGACCTGCTCGCAGGAAAGCACACGTCGCTCCTTGCTTTTGACTGTGAGTTCTGGCACAAGGGGTCGGCGTTTCTGCCCCGTGAAGTGGGTGGATACCACCTGACTCGTGCTGGAGACGCATGGACACGGTCCGCACCTTTCTTTGTGGTGTTGCCTCCACCTGCAGGTCAGCTCAACCGCGTCTCGTCCAAGTTCTCCACCACCACACCTGCAACAGCCGAAGCACTGGACCTCTTGGAGGAGACGGAGCGGTCTGCACCCGAATTCCTGGGCAACAAGGATATCGTGGACGTCTACTTTGCCGACTCCAAGGTCAAGCCCTACCTGAAGCCTGCGTCGTGGTTGAAGGGCTTTGCAAAGTTAATTGGCGAATCCGTCGTGGTGGTGAAGGGGGATATGGACTTGAAGGCAATGAAGACGGCGTGTGCGTCCCACGGATTCCCCTTTCATGCTCCATTGGCTATCGTGGACATTGCGCGTCACAATCCCGAATTCAACAAGCGATGCAAGACCGCCAAGCTGGAAGGCACATACGACTGCATCAAGAAAGAACTGGATGCTGGGTTGAAGAAGGCGTTCCCTGTCGGCAAGGCTCATGACCCAGTCTCCGATGCAGCCATGGCTATCCAGATTGCTGCATGGCTCGTCCAGAAAGATGTTAAGTAGACACAATGGACACTCGGTACTGGGGCCCGAGTGGGTGGGAGTTATTCCACTTGATTGCATTTCGGTCTCCACATCCAGACGATGTCCTCAACCAAATGAAGGATGTGCTCCCCTGCAAGTACTGCCGCGCCAGCACCACGCAGTTCGTCCACGACCATCCGCTCCGCCTTGCAGGCTCCGACAACTCTATGGGACCCGGCAAATGGCTCTACGAAATCCATAACATGGTCAATAACAAGTTGCGGACTCAATGTGCGGCGGACCCGAAGGTCGTGAACCCTGGACCTGACCCTGCGTTTGAGAAGGTCAAGGCTAGGTATATGGACATGAAGCCCACCAAAGTCCCTGGACGCGACTTCTTGATGGCGGTTGCCTACAATTACAAGCCCGAGCGCCCCAGAATGGCGATTCAACGCACATTTCTGCATTCGTTAGCCAAGGTGTTCCCATTTGACGAATATCGTGAGGCGTTTGCCGAGTACATCAAGGAGCACGAACCCACTCTGTCTTCGCAGAAGGCGTATCTCAAGTGGATGTATGGGTTGCTACACGCCATGTCCGACAGGACGCGCTCCGACATTCCGCCCTACAAGGACTACGTGAAGCGTGTGGCTTACTACAAGAGCGGATGTTCTAGTAAGAATGATCCCAGCATCACATGCCGAAAACAGCGAGGGGGAAAACGAGACCACCGAGTCACGCGTCGGGTGGCCAAACGAGAACTACTCGCCAAAACGAGGACGTGAGGAGACGTCGCCGTGTTTGCAAGTGTATGTGTTGTTTTGGTTCTGCGTGGGGCTGTATACAGTGCTGAAGTTTCTTACATCATTCCCATGAAGGCCTTGCGCGACTTGCGGCCGCGGCGGTGGGTCTTCTTCGCCGACTTGCCCGAGGACGCCGACTTCTTGTAGGTCATCTTCGCCGCCTTGATGACCTGCGAGAGACCCATACCCTTCTTGTAGGTGCCCTTGCGCTTCATGTCCGCCATCGTAGACTTTACGTGAGAGAGCCAAGGGTTTGCCATTTTGTTTACCACGCGTGAAAAAGTTATACGCGCTCAATGAATCCAGATCCTGTGCTTGCTAGGTTCCACTGGCATCCTGACGCGACGATTTCATTGTCACCTGCATACACGTTCTTGGACTTGTCGGGTATCACCAGAATCAGGTGATGGGCGGCATACTCCTTCAGTTCTTCGGGGTCACGCGGGTGAAGGGCGCGAGCGTAATCCAGACGGCGCAGGTTGGAGTCACCCCACGACAGGGTTACCATCGGCTCTAGGTCTGTACCGCGCGTCTCCGGACCCGACACGAGAATCAGTTTTCCTGCGAGCGAATCTAGGGGCACCTCCGGTAGGTTGGGTGTGGGCGGCACTAAGTGACGGTGAACCGTCTCGCGCAGAGACTTGGCCACTGCATTCAGGGTCACGGTGGTGTCGGTCTGAAACACCAGAGACAGAATGAAAGGATCCTTGCTCTCAAGTGCCTTGTTCAGCAGAGCCACACACACGGGTTCAAACTTCTCCTCCGACGGCAGGATGACGGGGCGATCCTGCATGTCGGATCCAATACGTAATTCCAGCAAGCGTTTACCACTGGAGATGGCATCTGCCACATCAGTTGTACCCGCCACGTAGTAATCCGCCACACGCTTGCGAGTTACGCCCCCTTCGGGGATGGCTTCTGTCTTGACCTCCTGCGCAATCAGATACCCAGCAGCTGCAAGGGCACCAGCGGCTAATACAAATTCCATTGTGTTCCTGCAGGCTAATTTTCAGGCATTCTGAACAACAAATTACGGAATGCGTTCATTACATCATCGGATATCGGCTTGTCCATGGGCAGGTTCATGAGACATGCCCAGTGAAAGTACAGGCAGTACATGCCGCATTCAGTGTCCTTTTTTTGGTGCTGAACGGTATTGTAGGTGAGATGCATGGGTTGCTGTCCCGAGACAGCGTCCCACTGCTCTTGCCATCGCGTCATCAATTCCACAATCTGCGGCTCGGGCTTGTGTGCATAGGAATCAAAGTAGGTCATGCGAGGGTACTCCAGTTCGGGGCGGATATCGCAAAAGGCAGCAATCCAGTGTTCACCCGGTCCGTCGGAGGTGTCGGTGTTGAAGACAATGCCGATACGCGTCTTGCCTTTCTTGGCTAACTTGTCCAATCGCATCGAGCAGAGCGTGCTCACGATACACTGCGACAGCTCGGACTTCTTGTCAAAGTCAATCGGCACACATCCCACAAAGTAGTAGCCGTCAAACAACTTCACGTACTGCTTCTCCACCTTGTCAATGTCGTCACTGGACAGCCAGTCCGTCCGCTTGGCCGCCCAGTCCGAAGGTGCATTCGGTGGAGCCATCAAGGAAGACACGATGCAAGACGGTGTCCCTTCTGCGCACTTGGAATGCAGACGCTTTTGCAGTTCCGTCCACATCTTGGCGGGAGGTGCATTGGCGATGGGTGCTTCTTTGCGGTGAGATGTATTGTACACCTCTGCGAGTCGCTTGATTTCCTTTGCGTCAAACAGCGACCCCATTGTTAAAAACGGACATCTAATTTTGAGAGCAGGGAGCAAACCATGGAGGACCTTAAGCCTGTTCTGAGCAAGTATATCCAGACGACGAAGCGCCTCGCGGAGATGAATGCCGACATTGCCGAGGTTCGCGATCGCAAGCGGACGCTGGAGCTGGATCTGGCAGCTGTCTACGCGAACAACGTTCTGCCCGACAAGATTGAGTTGAAGGAGTCCAAGATGACCTTTGCGGTCAAGCGCCCCAACCAGTGGAAGCGGGGCTGGACGCTGTCAAAGAAGACACTGGATGTGTACCTACGCGACATCTTGGGTGAGCGTGGCCAAGAGGTCATGAAGGAGATTGTGCGTCGTCACGAGCCGACGCTCACGGAGGATGACTTTGGGTTTGAGCTGAAGTCAATCGGGTCTTCGGGGTCTGCGTCGGGTGGCGAGTGAAGTGGGCTACTGCGCATTCGGTGTCCACAAAAGGAAAGCACACAGCATGCAGCCAATGCGGAAATAAACATGACAGCGAATGCAGCTTCCTTTTCGTTCATTGGTGTATCTTTTGCATTTGGGTATAAG